TGACAGCGTCTTGGTCATCTCGACCTTGGCCTTCGTCATCTCCTTCTGGAGCTTGGTCGTGTCCGCGCTGACCTGGACCAGAAGGGCGTAGGCGTCTTTTCCGGGCATGGATGTCAGCCTTTCTGGGCGAGCTGGCGCAGCACCTTGCGAGCCGGCGCCAGGATGCGGCGCTTCATCGCCCCCTTTTGCTTCCGGGCGCGGTAGATGGGCCAGAAGAAGGGCTGGGCCTGGGTGCGGGTCCCGTCCTTGTTGTTGTGCCCAAACTCGACGTAGCTGCTGTAGTAGCGGCCCTGCTTGTCCTTCGCGGCGACGATGATCCGGTAGGACGCCACCCGGCCGGGGGTCGGATAGGCCGTGATGCTGTCGCGCAGCTCGCCGGGCCGGGACTCCAGGTCCGAGACCGGCGCGGCGCGCTTCAGGGAGTCCACCAGGTCGGCGACCTCGGCGTCGAGCCCCTCCTGGACCGCCTTCTGCAGCGCCTCAGGCATGGCCTCGAACAGGCCCTGGCGAAGCGCATTGGTCATGACGATCTTGGCCATCAGGCAATCCCCTTCTCGACGGCCCGGCGGAACTCGTCGTCGCTGGGGGCCGCTGGCCCCTTGGGCGGGATGTTGGCTCTTTCCCAGCCCTTCCAGGCGGCGGCGAACTGGTAGGGCTCCCAGGCGTCGACGTCGGCGGGCGAGTAGCCCATGGCTCCGGCGGCGACGTAGATGTCCGTGAAGCGGGTCTTGCCCCGGGGCAGCGGCGGCGGACCGTTCAGGTCGCCGCCGCTTCGGCCTCCCCCGGGGGATCGGCCTCCGCCTCGTCGGACAGGCCGACAATGGCGCGCAGCAGGATCGCCAGGGCGAGCGGCGCAAACCGCACCACGGCCGAGCGGCCCGCAGCCACTTCCTCGTCGAAGGCCAGCCGGACCAGGGCGCCGGCCTCGGTCGAGGTCCGGCCGCCGCCGATCAGGCCGTACAGCAGGGGCGCGCGGACGTCGTCGATCCGGGCGCGGCCCAGGCCGCCGGCGGCGACCAGGCCCAGCAAGCCTGCATCACCGGTCTCGCCGCCGGATTCGACAAGGGCCGCCAGCGGAGCGATCCGCGCGGCGATCTCGCCCAGGCCGGCGTCGCAGGCCTTCTCGACGTCGCGCCACTCGCCGACGCGAAGGCGGAAGGCCTGCTCTTCGGTTCCGAATTGATGTCGGATCACGCAGCGGCGGCCCAGGTGAAGGTCCCGGCGGGCACCAGGGTCAGGGTGACCTCCTGGTAATCGCCGCGGTCGCCGGTGATCGCGAAGTCCTTCAGCAGCAGCTTGCCGGTCCCGGTCCAGCCGCCGTTCGCGCCGGTCTCGTTCTGCTTGATGATCGCGTTCTTCGCGACCGCCGACTGCAGCCACTGGATGTAGGCCAGGACCGAGGTCTTATCGACCTTGCCGGCGCCCGAGACCGTGAAGTCGATGGACTTGGCCTTGCGGACGATCTTGGCGGGGTTGGACGGCGTGGCGCAGTCCGGGACCTCGGTCTCGGTCATGTTCGTCACGAAGGTGATCCCGCGCGTCGTGTTGATCAGGCACGGGTGGGTGAAGACTTCGGGAGAGCCGCCGTCGCCGATCGTGATCAGCAGCTTCTCGCCTTCAATGATGCCGACGTCGGCCATTTAGATTCTCCAGGGTCAGGGTCAGGGCGCAGGGGCCAGGCGGTAACGGAAGGTCACGACCGAATGGCTGGTCAGGCCGTCGGCGTCGGTCAGGTGCTGGGGGCCGGTCTCGACGTCGTGGCCGATCACGCCGAAGCCGGCGACCGCCAGCTTGACGTCCAGGGCCAGGCAGACGGCGGCCATGATCGTCTTGGCCTCGACCTTGCCGACGGCCCGGCTCCAGACGTGGACGGTCACGAAGATCGAGCTGGCGTCGTGGCAGGCATCGGCTTCGGAGGTGACCTGGTCCTCGCCGATCGCCACGTACGGGAAGGCGGCGGTCACCCGCCCGGCGGCGTCGACCGGGACCCGGTCGAAGATGCGCGGCGGGCCGCCGAAGGCGGTCGCCAGGGCGGCGGAGCCGGTCAGGGCGGCGTAGACGGCCGCCTGGACGGGCAGGCTGGGGTCCTTCATTCGGCGACCCCTTCCTCCAGCTGCATCAGCACCCAGCGGCGGTCGCCGTCCAGGTCGCCGGTCCAGCGGATGTTCCAGACCCGGTCAGCGTCGCGCACGTCGACGACCCGGTCGTCCGGGCCGACGCTCCGGGTCAGCGCCGAGGACTGGACCCAGAGGTCCCAGCTGGCCTTGCCCTGGAGGCGGCCGGCGATCACGGTCTCGCCGCCCCGGGTCGGGACCAGGTGCGCCCGGGTCTCGCCCAGGCTGCGCCAGTCGCCCTCAAAGTTGCCAAATCCGTCGGCGAGGTCCTGGCGGCGCTCGAACCGGACCCGGTCGCGCAGGTCGAAGGACCGCACGTCAGGCGGTCCAGTAGGGGTCCGCCGCCAGCTGCTCGGCCTCGGCCCGCGACGGCGCGCGGATCTCCTGGCCGGCCCCGGCGGCGATCGCCGCGGCGCCCGCCTCGGCGGTCACGTTGACGCGCATCCCGGCCTTGTAGGCGACCAGCCAGGTCGCGCCCTCGGGCGCCCAGTCAAAGTCGGAGGTGAAGGCGATCCACATGGGCTATCCGATCAGGTGCGCGGCCTTGCGCGCCAGGATCGCGGCGACCCCGAGCGGGATCTCCGGGACCTGGCCGGGGGCCGTGGCGGAGGGGTTGGCGTACCAGTGGGCGGCCAGCATCAGGACCGCCCGCTTCAGGGCCGGGTCGGGAGTCGCCGGGCCGGCGGTGAAGGTGACCTTGACCGCGCCGGTGACGGCGGCGGCGTCGGGCCAGTCCTTGTTCAGGGCCGGGGTGATCCGGGCCGGCCGGGCGTCCAGGTCGACCCGCACGTTCGCCAGGTCGAGGGCCTGGGTCGCGCCGGCCGGATCGACGTAGGAAATCCCGGTGACGGCCGTCACGGGACCCAGAGGAATGGCGATCACCTGGTCGGCCGGGAAGCCGTCCAGGCTGAGCCGCCAGGTCGAAGGGGCGAGCGCCAGGCCGATCCCGGCCGGGCCCTCAATGTGGGCCTGGGCGGCGACGACCAGGTCGCTCATCAGGTCGTCGTCGTCGTCGAAGTCCACCCGCAGGTGCGACTTCAGCTCGGCGATCGTCACGATCGCCGAGGACGGCGTCGTCCAGGTCAGGCGGGACCAGGCGGGGGTCATTCGGCGGCCTTGCCCTTGCGGGCGCGGGCGGCCTTCGCCTCGGGCTCGACGCGCTCGGCGTCGCCGGCGGCGATCAGCTGCAGGGCGCGGGCCTCCGGAAGGTCGCAGACCTCGCCGCAGACCAGGTCGGACGGACCGGGCGGAACCCAGAGGATGCGGACTTGCATGGCGACCGCCTGTGAAAAGGGGGAAGAGATGCGGGGGCGGGCGAACCCGCCCCCGCCGTGTCGGGGCCCGTCGGGGGCCGGGCCCCGGACCTCAGGTCGCCGAGTTGGCGTAGTACTTCACGGCCCCGCCGGCGTCGACGAACTGGCCGCCCGAGCGCATCCAGGCGAGGAAGCCGACCTGGCCGAGCTTGGTGTAGGCGCTGTCCGTGAACCGGAAGAGGCTCACGTCCATGACGTCGCGGATCTTGTAGAAGCTGAAGTCGCCGAACAGGATCGACTTGGCGTTCGCGGCCATGCTGGCCACGTCCTGGTTGATCACGATCGGAGAGCCCAGGAGGGTGTCCGGGGCGCCGCCGGGGACGCCGACCTCGTAGCCGGGAACAAAGATCGGGCGCGACTGCCCGTCCTTCAGCTTCCGGATCGACCGCAGCGTGGCGTCGTTCATCATGAACTTCGCGTTGCCGCCGGCGCGATAGGCCGGGTCGACCGAGTGCTGCAGGTCGACCAGGTCGTCGTAGGTGACCGAGGTCGTCTGGCCGTTGGCGCCCGTCTTGCCGAGGCTGGAGGCGGTCACGATGCCGTTCGGCTGGCCCGTGCCGGAGCCCGTGGTGAAGTGGGTGTTGGTGATCCGGCCGAGGCGCGTGGCCAGGCGGGCGCGGACCAGGGCTTCCACGTCGACCGAGGAGTCCTGCAGCAGCTCGAACGGGACCGTCACGATCTTCGAGCTGTACTTGTAGGTCGACAGGGTCTTCACGCCGAAGACCACGTCCGCCGAGGTGGCGGTCGTGTTTTCGCCGATCAGCTCGCCGACTTCAGACGTGCCGTCCGAGGTCGGGAAGTTGATGGGGTTGCCCTGGGCGGTCTGAAGCACGTCGGCGACCGCGCGCATCCCGCCGTAGGCCTTCAGGGCCTCGAGGACGGAGGTGGCGACCTCGGTCGCGACCGTGAAGCCGCCTTCCGAGTTGGTCGTGGTCGACATGGTGTTGTGGACCACGGCCCAGTCGGCGGCGTTGAGGGCGGTGTCACCGCCGCGCAGCCACTTCTGGAAGACGGCGCGGGGGTCGCCGCCGTTGTCGCGGACGGCCCGGGCGGTCGCCTCGACGGCGCGCTCGTCGACGGCCTGGGCCGCGACGCGCTCGTTCACGGCCGAGATCCGCGCGATCTTTGCGTCGATCTCGTCGACCTCGGCGATCTTCGAGTCGTAGACGGCCTGGTCGGCCGCCGAAAAGTCCGCCTTGTTGACCAGGGCGTGAAGGTCCTTGCCGATCGCCGCGCGCTGTTCGCGGAGGGCCTGGATGCTGTTCATCTCAGTTTCCTTGGGTTGTGCCGGGGCGGGCGCCGCGGCGGGGGGTCTGCTTGCGCGCGGTGCGCCTAGGCAGGGGTGGACAGCAGCCGGGCCGCCAGGCGGCGGGTCCGGTGCTGGATCTCGAGATGGGGGTCGGCCTCGGCCTGGACGGGCTCGGGCGCAGCCTTGGGCGACGGCGCGGAGGCCGGAGCTGGCGCGGCCGGGGCGTTGTCGTAGACGCCGAGGTCCCAGGCCGCCTGGGTGGCGGCGGGCTTGTCCTCGGCCACGCGGTCGGCCAGGCCGACCTTCACCGCCTCGGCGGCCGTGTACCAGGTCTCGGCGGCCATCAGGGCGGCCCACTCGGCGGGATCGCCGCCGGCCTTGGCCTGGTAGGTCTCGACGATCGAGGCGTCGATCTTCTCCAGGAGGGCGGCCGTCGCCAGGAAGTCGCCCTTGTTGCCCAGACCGATCGTCCAGGCCTCATGAATCATCATCATCGAGCCGGGGGCCATCACGGTCTCGCCGGCGCTCACGGCCAGCAGGCTGGCGGCCGAGGCCGCCACGCCGTCGACGTAGGCCGTGATCTTGCCGGGATGCTCGCGCATGGCCTGGGCCATGGCCCGGGCCGCGAAGACGTCGCCGCCCGGCGAATTGATCCGCAGCTCGACGTCGCCGGACATGGCGCGCAGCTCGCGCGCGAAGGTCTCGGCCGAGATCCCGCCCAGCCAGGCGGCGTCCGAGTCCGAGGCGACGATGACGTCGTACACGACCAGGCGGTTGCCCTCCGACCGGATCGGCTGGCCGCGGCCCCGGTTGGCCTGGATCAGGCGGTGAAGCTGGCGCATCTAGGCGGCTCCGTCGGTTTGCGGATCCGGCGCAGGCGCCGGGGGAGGTTCAGGGTGGGCGGGCTCCGGATGGGCCGGATCCGGCTGGGCCGGCTGGGGCTGGCCCAGCATGGGGAAAGGCGTCTCCGGCTGGCGCTTCAGGCTCAGCCGCTCGCGGACTTCCTCGACCGTCATGAAGGCCGGCTCCCCGGCGCGCCCCAGGGCGATCCGGAAGCCTTCCAGCAGGGTCTTGAAGTCGGCGCGCTCGAGGTTGGTCGTGTCGAAGGCCAGGGCCTTGCGGGACGTCCGGATCAGCTTCCGGTTCAGCTCGGTCTCGATCTTGTTCAGGTGCTGGCGCAGGGTGTAGCGGACGAAGGCGACGCCCATGGCCTCGACGCCGGAGCCCCAGCTGGTTGTCTTCTCGTTGTGCCCGATCATGAACGGCGGGACGCCGTAGATCCGCGCGATTTCCTCGACCGCGA